CAAAATTAGCTGACGCTCAAAATAAATTTAATCAAGGACCAGAAGGTGGTTGGGATAAAATGCTTTCAGGTTCTATGGATAAGGCCACTCAAGCTTTAAGTAGTAAAATATCCGCAGGCGGTGCAGCTGAAAATACAACAGGTGCAGGTTCATCACTTCTAGGTGGCGGGTCAACTGCACCAACACCAGCACAATCAGCGCCAAGTTTAGGTTCTGATATTGCATCTAAATCATCACAAATATTTGAAGGTCAAAGAATGGAATCAGCAGCTGATATTGGTTCTCTATTTAATGCACCCGTAACAAATAATACATCTGGCTCTATGGGAAGTGGAAATAAACCACAAGTGGGTGACACATATAATATGGACTTATTAAATTTATTAGCAAGAACATAGTAAATGTCCCCAACACTTATTACCAATAAAAAAGAACAAAAAGATAACTTAGCAGATTCTTTTAGTGTTATTGCAAAGAATTTTCTACTTTTACCCGGTATCGCTCGTGATTTAAATGAAGCGGTACAAAGTATTATTGGTATTGTAAAACAAAAAGGCGGTGAAGCAAAAGAAGGTCCTGATGAAAGTTTTATAGTTGAAAAAGATTTTGCAGCTGCAGAAAAAGTTAAACCGCCAACACCAGTTAAAAAAGAAGAACCTAAAAAGAAAAAAGGAATTCTTAGCACAATCATGGAGAATATTCTGAATCCTAAAAAGATGATTCAGAGTGTGATTAAAAATATTAGAGTGTTATTTAACCCTAAAAACGTAATGAAACTTTTAGGAAAAATAGCATTACCAGCTTTGGCCATTTATTCAATAGGTAATGGTATTGTAGATGCTTTTAAAACTTATCAAGAAACGGGAAGTATTTGGGAAGCTTGGAAGGCCTCACAAGTTGGAATCATAGGCTCATTTTTAGAAGTTGTTACTTTTGGTTTAATCGGCAAAGAAGAAGTCAAAGCCTTTCAAGATTGGGAATTAGAAGCTTTATCAAATATTGGAAATAAAATCAAAGAATATTTTGGTAAATTTACTGATTGGCTTGGTGAAAAGTGGGATGGAATAAAACGACTATTTGGGTTTGATGTTAAACCAAAAGAAGTTTCAGTACCACAACAAGAACAAGTAGTTACACCTAAAGTTCTTGAAGGTAAAAAGGTTGAAGAAAGAAAAGATGCTCATCAACAAGCTGCTGAATTGATATCCAAACCTGTTACATTACCGGCAGAACCTCCACCTCCAACACCAGAAGTCCAACCACCAGCTCCTATTCCGTCTGTATTAGCTAAACCTAAAGTTCCAACTGCTATTGCAAAAGCGCCTGAAGCGGGAGAACCTATTCCAAAACCAACACAAAAAATATCTGGTATGGAAGATGTTAAGAAAATGGTCATAAGACATGAAGGCATAAGAACCAAACCATATAAAGATTCATTAGGTTTATGGACTGTTGGTGTTGGTCATTTAATTGGTGATGGTAAATCATTACCTCCTGAATGGAACCGTGAATTTAGTCAGCAAGAAGTGATGAATTTATTTGAACAAGATTTCGCTCACCATGTTGATATAGCAGAAAAAGGACCCGGCTATATGTCTGCTAATGATTCAGCTAAAGGTGGGTTTATTGATTTGTCTTTCAATTTAGGTAAATGGTGGACAGTAATGAAACAAGCTGCAAAACGGGCAGCTGGTGGTGATTATGTTGGTACAGCAGAAGAATTAAAAGATAGTAAGTGGTTTACACAAGTTGGTAATCGTGCTAAAGAAGTCACATCATTAATTGCATCTTCTGGTAATGTGGGACAAGGTGATAAAATTACAGTAGCATCAAATGATGTAGCTGTAGGACAAAGAGAACAACAAAAACCACAAACACCAATGGTTGTCAATGCACCAACCACGAACAATACACGAATTGTTAATAATCAACCAGCATCAACACCAAAAGATAAAACAACAGGTTCTAATATGGTTCTTGCCCGTGTGGCATAAAAAAATACCCGCCTGAGCGGGTATTCTTCGTTCAAAGATAGTATTACTCTTGACCAGCTAATGATTTAAAATAATCTAAATCATCATCACCGCCAGCAGCAATCTTAGCGTCAATTTCATTTAATGCTGAATCATTAAAGTTTTCAACGACAACATCTTCAGCTTTAGTTCTTGGTGCTACTTCACCTTCAAAACCTAAAACTTTATCTAATCTTGCTTTTAATACTTCATAAGGTTTAAAGTGTTTTGGATCCAAGAATTCTTTTAATGAATACTCTTGTTTCCATAATGCTTCAAGTTTAGCATCATCACCGTCAAGTAATGCTGATTTTTCAGCAAACTCTGACTTATCATAATTACGATAGCCTTCAACATTACGAATCTTCAATTTAAAGTTCGCACCTTCCCACATATCAAATGGGTTAACTGGAGTTTCATCTGCAAATTCTGGATTCATCGCTTCAGTAATCTTATCAAAGATTTTCTTACCAAACTTGAATAATTTGATTTGACCTTCATTTTCAGGATTACTTGGGTCAGAAACAATATACACATTCGCAATATAATTTAATCTTCGTTTTTGCTTACGAGCGATTTCTTTATTTGCTTCAATGCCAGAATTCCATAATGTTGAATTGTATTCTGAAACTGGATCTTTTTGGTTAAGGGTTGTGAGAGAATTCTCAATATACCAACCGCCTGGTCCTTGAAAACCATGTGAGAAAACTCTAACCCATGGTAATGCGTCTTCACCATCTACTGATGGTCCTGGTAGAAAACGAATAATAGCCATGCCATTACCAGCTTTATCTACTGTGGGTTGCCATAAACGGGTGTCGTCTCGTGAACCGGATTCGGTTGAAGTTGATTGAGTTGTTGCTTCAATCGCTTTAGTTAATTTCTCTAAACTAGAACGATTGCGTTTGAGTGATTCAAAGTTGCTCATTGTGTTACCTTTCGTATGTAAATGTATAAATGTGTTTTTTTATTGTCTTATCCACAAACTACCATAATATATCTTATTTAGTATTCTGATTTAATACTTCTTTCAGAATTAACTTATATCTTACACTATCTTGAGGCATAAATGCGGTATACTTGAGTATAGTTTTACGGTATTCAGGCCATCGGATAGTATCCGATATTTTCTTTGACCACATTGGAAAGAAGTTGAGTAACATATTCAAAATACATAAAGTCTCAATCTCAATTTCTTTTCGTAATGCTCTGGTCAAAAGAATTGGGTAATCACCATCGGTAAACAATAGTGAATTTGGGTTATTTAATCCATCAAATAGTTTTTGGCAGTCATCCTTAAACATATATGATACCGCTTGATGATACTTCTTATGTTTAAGGTATCTCGCATCAGCTTCATCTTGTAAAAGAGAACCAATCCATAGATTCTCGTCTTCAATTAAATTAAATACTATGAAGTCTGTTAGTTCTTCTTTTGTATTAAATTTGCGTGATAGTTTATAGAAGTGATACTTGTCTTTTCTATTTTCAAACGAATTGACTGTTACAGATGTTTTACCATTATACTTGAAGAAGTCGTATGCTTCTTTGGTGAAGTGAAGCTTTAGAGCTTGAAATAATCCAAAAGTTTCATAACCAGTCATAATCATCCATAAAATAAAGTGGGAGTTTTGAAGAGGTCTCCCAACTCTTAATTACTTACCACCAACCGGTGATTTTGCCAACTAACTCAACCACTAACACAGCGAGAGCTACATTAGCTAATAAATTAACATCTAAAGTGACTTTAGGCATGTTATACTCCTTTAAGTTAATTTGCTATTTTGAATTGCGTATGAGATAGCAACGAAACTCATATTGGTAATCTAGCAGACTTCTCTTTCAAAAGATTGTGGTCCATGGCATCCATTTCAATCTTTGATTTCAAATTAGCATTGATAAGAGTAGCTGCAACTTCTATTTCTAACCCTGTTTTCTTACAATGTTCTACGATTGCTTCAATATAATTATAATCAGTATTTGCTACTAGACCGTCAATAGCACGAGAAAACTTATTCATTTCATCTTTTGTGGGCATATTATTTCTTTATTGATATAGGTTGTTCGGGCGCTGCTTTACCTTGTCTTGAATAAGCGTATGCAACACAAACGGTATCAGATTGTGAAGCATATGAACATCTTACTGAAAGTGGATCAATTCCTTTTCCAATAGCTTCTGTTACGTTCTTTGACATCAATAATCGGTCATGTGCATAGTAATAAGCAATACTACCAACAATTGATAATAAAACAACTGTTAAACAGACAAAAAAGATTGCGCTTACTTTAACGGCTTCTTTTACTTGTGTCATTATTTTGTTTCCCTTTTATCATAAAATTTATGGCGTCCAATCTGTGTCAGGTATGTCACATTCTTCCAATGTGGTTGAACATAGTCTGCATGATAAAATAAAGCGCCTCTACTAGGGTCATCTATCTTATCGTGATTGACATAAACATAAACAGCTAATTCACGAACACTATTATATAACGAATAATTGAAGTGTGTCAAGGACTTTACATCAAATTTGCCTTCACAGAACCAAGAAAATTGGCAAGTTGATTGTGTTTTTTGTTTAACTACACCGCAAATGGAGTCTGGAAATATTCCGCTTTTAACACGGTTCATTGTGACCATGCCTACGGCAATTTGGCCTTCTTTAGATTCATGGCCGGATTCAAAGTAGATATTTTGTGCTAAACATTCTACTTGTTGTTTTGCTTTTGGTGATAAATCGTGATAGCTTATTTTTACTGGCATTGGATTTATTTGAGTTGCCATAACACTACTAAATCCTAAAACTATCATTACTGATACAATTGTTGCAATAATTATTGCTGATGTGCTGAGTGTATTAATTCTCTGCATAGTTACTCCTTTTAGTTAAGGGCTATAAAACGCCTTTGGCTATACGGTTGCGCTAGCTTTTTTACCTGTTGTTTTCGTTTCAATATTAGAAACAAAGCCATTAAGTTCTTGTGCTTTGGATATAATATCTTTTTCTGATGGATATGTTGGGAAACCTGGATGGTCTGGTATTGATCCGCCATTAAGTTTTGCTACTTCAACTTTGACTGACCAATCGTTACTGATTTGTTCACGCTTGCTTCGGTAATCTTCTTCAAGCATTTCTTTCGCCATCTTTAAAAGTTCTAGGCGAATTTCAAACGGTGTCATGTTTGACATTTATTTCTCCTGTGTGTTTGTGTCTGTGTTAATAACCGTTGTGTGTGTTTGGTTATTAGGTTTATTTAGTATATTTTTGTCTTTGGACTTATCTTTTTTGAAGATATTATCCCAATTATTATCAAATACTTCCCGGTCCACACTATATGGTCTTGATTTACTACCTTTGCCGCCTTCAGAATATTTAGCCATATTAGAAACACACCATAACTAAAAACACGATTGCGAAAACGATAGCTATAATTAAACCAACATATTTAATAATCATACCAATAACTTCACCTAAAAAAAATAGTATAAGTCCTAAAAACGCTAATCCTAAAAAACTTAATTTAATCAAAGCTACCATAATATAATTCTATCACAATTAATTATTAATGTCAAGCAAATTCTTCACTAATGCCTGACCAATAATAATCAATATATTCATTCAATGGTTTTAGGTAATCATGTTTCTGTTTAATCACAATTTGAGAACCACCTTCAACTAAAGCAAACACTAAAACAATCTGATTAACAACCTTACCAGTCATTTCTTCAAACATTTCACAATAAGCTGTAGCTTGCATAAAGTAATTTAAAATATATTCTTCTTGTTTTTCTTTTGTAGATGTTTTAAAATCGATGACTGATAACTCACCATTCCATTCGGCAATACAATCTGCCTTGCCTGCAATTTTTAATTTATCTGAAAACAAAGGACGCTCAATTGAATAAATTGTTCCTATATTTTCATCTAAATGGGATTTGATTTTAAAGAATAATTCTTTAGTATCCGGCATGATTAATTGCATTTTCTCTTTTTCAATTTCATTGAGCAAATAACTTTCACACACCGAATGTAGTTTGGTACCACGGTTTGATGCTTGTGTAGATATTTTATTAGCTACTTCTTCACCAACTCTTTTACGCCATGAAAGAATAGCCTCTTTCGAATAAGGAGACAGTACCGTTGTTACGGATGGATAAACATCACCCTTTGGTGTAACATAGGTTCTACCTCTATTGGTTGTTTCTGATTTGAGTTCGGCCTGCAGCTCAGGCAGCTTCACATAATTAAACATAATGTAACTTTCTATTTTAGAATTAAAATCTAACAGCGTAACCTACTGAAAGGCCGTTCCATTCGCTGTCACCAAATGAACTATCGTATCCCGCTGTAACGCTTTCTGTATCTGATAGAGCATACTCTGCACCAATACGAATGGTGTGTGTCATATCATTCTTATCACTCTTAAAAGCATCACGATAACGATATCCTGTTTTGAGTATTAGGTTGTTGGATAAACTCCATATTAATCCTGGTTCTAAAGAATAATAGAGGTGAGTATCGTCTTGCGATTTAGCACCTAATGCTGTTCTCATATAAAAGAAATCGTTACGAGGTGTAGCTCCAAATTCAAACCTTGTTGAAGTGTTCTTATCATAACCATTTTGTTCACGATATTGAGCATTCATATCAATACTAAAATTATTAGCTAATCTATGAACCTGTGTAATGTTAATACCTTTACGATTAGGATCATTTGCATTATCGCCAGTAGTATTACGATGCACTAATTGAATATGTGACGCATTGTTTTTATCTTCAGCTTGAACATTGAATGCTGATAATAAAGCAATTAATAATAGAGACTTCTTCATTTGTTTCCTTTTGTTATTTTGTCAACATGTTTCTTAACGATTTCTCTTGTTTTTACATCTTTAGTGGATTTTTTACCATATCTTTCAGCAACGGTGCTCGTAGGATGAGCCTCTGCTACTTTAGATAAAACTTCTTTGAATCCATCGGGCACTTTATTTTGTTTAGCGTTAGAAGTGGAAACTCCTGATACTAACATAGGCGCTTGAATGATAGTGGTCATGTGTGGATGTTCTTTAAGATAATCCTCACGAGCCGATATACTCATAAGTCTTTCATGTATTTCACCAGTATTCGTGTCACGAAAAAGATAGGTTGGCATTATTTAATCCATTCTTATACCATGTAGGTATATCTCGTTTAGTCCATTTTGCAAAATGGCTTTTTCTTTCAACATAATATTTATGGTAAGATGCCAACGAATCATTAGCAATTTTACATTCATCAGGCATAGCCGGTGTCGGAGGATAAAATTCACCACTTGGTATATTATTTGGCGGTGAATTCAATACATCCTTTAATCGGCTACATGCGTGCTGTTTGCCATAGCGAAAAGTGTATTCTTCTAGGAGATACAGCCACATTTCAAACAGCCACATGTAGTTCTTTTGATTGGCACGAACC